GCGACCAACTCCGAACAAAACCAGCGGTCGGCCTCTTGCCAATCACGGCGCACAAGGAGCCCGAACAATGCCGTAAGGTCGTAGGGTTTGCCCACTTGGGACCGGGCGGCGGCAATGACCGCGGCGGGGTCGTCGCACGGAATGTCGACCACAACGAAGGCGGAATGCTTGGCGATGATTTCAGACAGCGGCGCAACGCGCACCGCCGGCCATGTGGCTTCTATGGCCTCTTCCCCATCAATCAAAGCGACGTGGCTCCAATCGCTCCAAGTAATGGCACGAATGAGGACAGCCCCGGGAAGCTTTGAAGTGCAGAAAAGGACACGCACGGCGCTTACTCCCCGTAGATTTTCGGCCAGCCGCCGGAATAGTCATAGGACGCCGGGTCGGCGCTGGCTTCCATGGCGGCCTTGTGGGTCTCGGCCGCGGCGAAGATCGCCTGATCGCTTGCGGCACCGGCTGCGAGAATCTGGCCAGCGAGCTGCTGCGTCATGGTGACGAAGGAGCCGTCCATCGTCTTCCATTGCAGGTTCGCCGGGATGTTGGTGCCGAGCAGCACCAGGCCGAGCTGCTGGGAGCGCGACTTCTGGTCGGACTGGAACCATTTGCTGCCGACCTCGTAGCCGCCGTTATCGGTGCGCCGGTCGCGCTCTGCCTTGATGGCTTTCCACTTGATGGCTTTGATCGTGCCGGCATCTTTCGTGGTTGCCGTAATCGTGAGCGTCGCGCCATCGAGCACTTCGGCATTGTCGAAGTAGGTCTCGTCTTTGCGTGTCCCTACGACGGTGACAGGCGTCAGGCCAATCGCTGCAATCTCGTCGGCAGATGCATGATCCAGCCAGTTCGGCGGGTATTGCGTGCCGTCGATGGTGAATGCTTGACCTTTGCCGACATGGATGCCGCTGGCCTCATGAAAATATGTTTGTTGCATGGTTTCTCCTGTTAAGCGATTGGCCCGGTTCGCGTGCCAGTGACCGCCCAAGTGATGTTGGAATTTCCAGTGACAGAATTACCCGGACTGCCACCTGCCGACCCACTCCCGGCAGCGCCGTCGGCTCCTGCCGTTCCAGCCGTACCAGACGACCCGGTAGCGCCTAGTGCGGCACCGTTGCCGCCGTCACCGCCGACCTCGCCGCCGCCGGAAGCCCCCCCGCTACCCGCCGTCCCGTTGGCCGTTTTGCTGCCGGCGGTGCCGGCATTGCCGTTGGCGGCGGCAATGGTGCCGGCACCGCCGGCTGAGCCGCCGCTGCCAAGCGCGCCGCCGTTGTAGCCTTGACCGCCACCACCGCCACCACCGCCGGAGTTGAACGTCATGCCGCCAGAATCTCGATAGGCACCACCACCGCCACCACCACCGCCGCCGCCGCCTGCAATCACACCGATATTGACAACGGTGATCGCCGCCTGCGCATTCAGTGCTGGGCCTCCGCTACTTCCTGCGGCTGGTGTCTCTGCCATAGGACTCGGAGGGATTGATCGTCCGCCGGTTGCACCGGCACCACCCATGCCATAGATGTACCCGTTGTTGATAAGGGTAATCGTCGAGCCGGAAGGGAATGGAGTGCCAGTGTCGAAAGCCGGCGAAGCGGTCGATGTCGAATAAACATAGACCCCGGCATTGACCATGACGGTTGCTTTGAGCGGCGCAATGCCATCCCAGCCGGCGGCGATGGCCGCTGTGCGAACGTTGAAGTTCGCGGTATCCGCGGAGATCACGTAGTTGAATGCGAAGCCGCCTGCCAGCAGCATCGCGGTTGGAGAGCCGGGAACAATCATGGCACCGCCTTGAGTTGGTTGATGGTGATGCTTACGGCCTGTGCGGTATGCACACCGGATTGAGTGCCAGAGGTCGAAATCGCGGCCCCGCCGAGCGTCGTCGAGAGCTGGAAGGTGTTGGCGTCGACCGGCTTCACGTAGTAGGTCGTGCTAGCCGTCAGGCCGGTCGGCAATGCGCCGGTGGTGGTGAATTGAATCTTCTCGCCGCCCTTCAGGCCGTGGCCGTTCCATGTGACGACACCTGGCGTGGCAATGCTGATTGTCGCCACGGATTGCGAGGCGGTGCCGACGTAATAGGCCCACTGGTCGCGCGTCAGGGGGGCCGTGGAAAGCGCTGGAGCCGTGCCGCCAGGTGGCGACCATCCCCAAGCGAGCGCGAGCGTCCGGCTGCCCGTCGCATCCTGGAATATGTCGATCACGCCGCTTTGGCCGGCGACCAAGTTTGTAGGCACTGCCAGCGTGCGGTTGCCGTAGAGAACCACCTGATAGTTGTTCGATTGCGAGAAGTCAGGGGTGTACGTCCCGGCATTGTGCGAGGTCCACGTGACGAGCGCACCTCGTTGGGCCTTCGTGAAGGTGTTGTTCTGGTTCGTCTGCACGCCACCTGTCACATCGGTTACGGCGCTTTGAATGTTGGTGCCGTCCCCCACAATCAGGGCGGCGGTATTAACAACAATGCCCGTTCCCGCTGCTGTCTTGCAGGTGATGGTGTACGGGCCAGTGGTGTTGTTGATTACCGTCCATTCATTGACGATAGCCGGGAAAATCAAATTCAGGTTGGCAGTAAGCGTGCCGGTAATAACAATGATGGGCTTGCCGTACTGTAACGGGGTCAAGGTCACGTTGGCGCTTGCCATGGCGACCGAAGTCACGCCGTTGGTAAAGTCAGGCACCCAGCCCGCGGCGGCGGCCCCTGCCGCCTCCGGGTCGGTGGTGTTGTTTTCGACGGTGTTGAACCAGTAGCCAAGGCCGTCCGACCGCATGACCCGTGCGCCCTTGGGGTAGCCGTTGACGTTGGAATCATTGGCAAAAGTTGAGTCGTAGGCGTAGCCGCCGCCCGCGTTGGCCCAACGGAGGATTGCGGACAGTTGGAACAAAATGCCGTTCATGTCCAAGCCGGAAGGCGGGACGCCGCCGGCCGCAATCGGGGTGCGGGTCAGCGGAGGAAAGCCGTCGGTAAGGGATGCGGCACCAGCGGTAATGCCGATTTGAGATGCCGTCGGAATGGTGTTTTTCGCCCCAGCATTGGCGAAGGGCAAAACCAGTTTGCCCGGGGTGTTAGTTAGCTGCATTCATGGCCCCTTGTGGAACAAATACGCCTTGCCCGAAGGGCGCGGCCGATACCCCAGCCTCCGAAAACCCGAACAAAGGCAAGGCGCTTTGGAAAAGTGAAGCATTCACGCCGGCCGGACGTGGCAAGGCGCCCGATTGCGTCATAATAGCAAACTCATAGGGGGTTAAGTCAAACTCAAAGGTATACCGTAGAGCCATACCCCCCAGGTCGTTGACGTAACATCGGCCGCGGCCGGCAAACATATTTTGCAAAAGTTGATTTAGGGCCGGCGCATTCGTGGCCGAAATGTTCGCCAGCGCCTTGACCAAAATCAATTGCCGATAGGCGTCGTCGGTAAGCTTGTAAGTTTGAGTTGCCGGCGGCGTCCCGTCGTAGAACGGTTGGTCGTTGAAGGGATAGGAGCCTGGCAAAGCATCCTTAAAGCCGAAATAGGTCGCCGCCGCGGGTATCAACAGTTCCCGCGAAATGCCAACGATACGCCCCCAAATATCCAAGCCGAAGCCTTGGGCGCTTTCAACGTTCCACACGTAGTCGAAGAAGGCGTCGAAGTCCGCACGCGGGTCGACGTACTCGTTCATATTCTTGACCAGTTGCACAATAGTTGAGCTATTGGCGTACTGGCTAATAATCGTGCGTTCAACGTCGATCATGACTTAAACCAGCGTAACGGTAATGTCGGCCGCACTCACGGTCGGGCGTTGGTCAATCCCAACATTGATTTGCGTCAAAGTTGGGGAACTGGTGCCAATCAGCACGTCGAGCAAAGACACGTTGGAAGCCACGGAAACGACGGCGCCATAGTAGCGGCTTGCCAAGATGGTCGCCCCGATACGCTCCCGGGTTGTACCGTCCGCCCCGTTGAAGCGGGCAATAATGGCATTCTTTACCAGCGTTACAATGTTCGACGGCAAGCTGGGATCGTTGACGATTCGCACCGCAAACTTTACGGCCAATGATGCCGGCCGCTGGAACTTGATGGAATAGGACGGTTGCGGGTAACTGTAGCCGCTTTGGTCGACCACGGTTGCGGAAGAGTTCCCGTTGGTATCGCAACCCAAATCCTTTTTGCGCCAAATGGCCGCGGCTACGTCCGCGTCGGAGCCTCCCACAACGGCCACGTAAATGGAATGTGCCGCGATTGGATAATTGGTTGACCCGGTATTGACAGCGGAGCCCGTGGGGTTGTCTTTGACATAGACGTCGAGAACGTCAGCCAGGGCGAAGACCTCCGCATAAATTGCTTGCGGCGTCCCGGTTCCATTTTTGGCGACCGAATTCTTCCGGCGATACTCAAAGTCGGCCCGGCTTTCAACATCGGAGCCCAGCGTACCGTCGGCGGCGTTCGTGATTGCGTCCCAGCCCGGGACCGCTTGGTACACTTGGGTAAGCGTGCCGGCGGCGCAAGGAATCGGGCCGGTTTCAATGTTTTGGAATTCAGCCGTAGCACTCCC